ATGGAGAATACGTCCTTAGAGGCGACAGTGTAGGAGCAGTTCCCATCAAAATCGGGAATCTTTGCTCCACATGCCTCTGGACAAAAGGGACAGGCAAGGGCTGAGATATAACTCTCCGCGTCCCGCAATCCTCTTGTGACTCCAAAAGAAGCCGAACCAACCGGAGGGTTGAAGGTTGCAACTGATGTTCGACGTCGCCGACGAGTTTTACGACGACTCTTCGAAGCTGTTCCTCTCGGTTTCGGTTTGACGGCATTAAGAATCTTGTTAAGCTTAGAAGTGACAGACTTTTTAGCCATATGAATGGACAGGTAATCGTGGTGTATAAGAGTGGTAAATTCTTATCATTAGGGATGGATCAAAATTCCCACATCAAGGGCTCAGGAGAGATTACCACCTCTCCATCATAAACGATATCAATAGCGTCATAATATCTCTCTAGGATTGCCTGATCAACAGCGTTGATCCCCCAAGCAATTTCAACATCATACCGGGTTTCTGGTAAAGGTTCCTCAAACCGGTTAGACATACCTATCGAGAGCAATGCCATCCCTATCATTGCTTGCACTGACTGCTGGTACTTATTGTGCTGACCACAACCAAGTGTGACATACCGCTGGTACAAATTTTGTAGGATCGGGCAACCACCTGCACAAGCAAGGCCACCCTCTCCCACAGCTGTCATCCAACACCGCATCTCATGCAGTGTACGTGTAGGGTTGACAATTTTAGCATCCTTAATCAACGCAACAGGTATGTTGCGTACCATCGTCCACCCCTCCCGAAGCCGGATAGGGTGCATTTGGCAGAATTCAATCTCCTGCATGCGGTAGACGGGTGCTTCCATTGTAAGCCTAAACCCATTTGATAAGTACCATTGGCTAATGCCACTGGTGAACTTGGAGAGATCCGCTATCTCCATAAACGCTACGGCATCATCACCGTCATCTATGAAGCTAGCTTTAATATTACAAGACCATATCCATGTCACCAGCAGCGCACACATGATTATCACATTTCCCAACGCAGTATTCATGTCGCCACTAAATCTTCGACCGTCAACTCTATAATACAAAACGCCGTCTGCAGCAATAGCTAACCCCACATTGTGGAGCTGCCAGTTTAACAAACGGCGAAGACGTGGTGAAC